AGAAAGACAGGTCCTACTTATGGTGGAGTGTTTGGGTCAGCGTAAGAAAACAACACTGGTGCACCCACATAGAAGCCTAGATTAAAATCTTCGGCTGCGGCCACATAAGTATCGACGCCTGCAAGTCCTGTAGCTGTACCACCATAAGTGGTAAGCACAAATGCGTCATGTGATCTACCAGTTGTATAAGATAGATCTCGAGCTGGGACAAATCGCTGTCCTCTAGTGTAAAAAGGAAATTCAATTTCCAACACTGGGTTAATTCGCACAGGAGTGAGCGCGGCTCCATCTCCTGTATGTTTAATGGCAACAGTTCTCTTCAAGAGTTCACTCTCTGTGAGAGTGGTGGCAACCGCTACCTCTGTATGACTATAGGTAGTTGGGGATGGCAACCTACTGACTTGCATAGTAGGTTGGGCCACATTATTCACTGTACGCACTGCAGCTACATATTTGTATCTGATCCCGCCTCGCCGCATGGCAAAGGCAGGAGTCAAGTAATTCATTAACGTGTAACCAGTGAAATTATATGGTGAAGTGGCGGCTGTAGAATCTATACCTTGATCTACACCGGTAGTGGACCACCCCCTGTAAAATGGGAATATCTGAGACACGTATGTCAAATAAGCTGTACTAGCAGTTGCTTCTGACAAGTATGTTCTGTGATACCAATATCGCTTGAGTAGTTGTCGAAAAGAGACAATCCTCTCGCCTTGGTACACCAAGTTCTCATCTCCTTGTGCCTCGTTGGACTGATAAACGTCAACACTATGAGGTCTACTCGGAGGAATGTCATCAGACATTGCACCACTTTGTTGCTGAAATGGACTAAGATATGCAATAGAATCAACGTCCCTAGGGACTGCCAATTCATAATCTGGTCCAGCTCTCACCCAAGCCAAGATATAAACTTGATCTCCAATGCTCGATGAAGCCGTGGAAAGTTCATTGACAACAGAGATAGTCAAAGAACCATTACAAGTATTTTGGTCAGGTGTGACAGCAATGCCACTGGTGTTATAAGTGTAGGAGAATTGTGCGTCACCATAAGTTCTGACATCACACCAGGCCTTGGTTTGAGTCCAATGCACGACATATTCAAAATCACGAGTTTCTGAAATGTCAATAACAGTGGAAAAAGCCTGATTGTAGTCATTACTATTCCATTTATTTGGATCATATGCGATTTTCAGACGACCTTTGTGGAATTGAGATGCCACAATTTGAAATCTGAAGATCATACTACCTCTCCAATATCTAAATGGCGCAGATGCGAAACACAATGCCGTTGGATGTATTTCACGCACTGGTGATGCAGAAAGAACTTGTAATGCCATTGGATCCACTCGAAAAGAACCGAGGATATCACCATAGACATTAGTTTCAAACCAATCCATGCCAACTAGGAAAGAATCCCGGCTAGCAATAGACTGGATAGTCAATTCATCACTACCATCTAATCCCATCACTCGAGAATCGATTGTGAGTTCATTTTTGGAGTCAACAGAGAGCTTCTGTACATTCTCTGACGTGTCTGTATTAGCTAGACTAGTCAAAAATCGAGGTACAAAAGGTGAAACTGGTTGTAGATTCTGAGGTCTAGAATAACCAAAGATTCTTGCAACACTCCCAACTTTGTCAGCAATCATGGAAGTTGCTAGTGCATATGGTCTTATAACAGGTATAGCAGCCAACATATTGGCTGCAGCTGCTATCGCACTTGCGGGCTGTGATATCAGCCCACCTCCACTATCATTAAGTTCAGATTTATTGCTGATCGAAACTTGTGGCTTCTTCTTCTTTGCCTTCTTAGCTGGCATCTTACCGGATTGAGCTAATGCGGTGGTGGGGATACACAATTCAACATTCTCAGCCCAAGCTAAGACATTGATCGATATAGCATCCGTTCCACCATTTGCATGGCGCAGAATATTGAAGTCACTGAGATACAAATCTCCCATACCAGACCACCAACTTGCTTGAGTAATATCCAACCAATTCTCTGGCCAGATAAATGGTAAAACCATCTCTCCACCTTGAGAAGTTGAAGGATCAAGCAATATATGTGGCTTCTGAGAAGCTTGTACTAGATCTTGCGTCAACAATGGTGTGCGTAATCGAGTCACATCATCATTGACAGTGTAGGGATTATAGGACACTAAGATGCGTCCATAATAGAAACCATTGCCATTAATCATCACTTTTATGTGAAGATCACAACGCAAGTTTCGAAATAAATTTATTTTGTCCAAAACATTGGAATTGGAGAAATATAGCTCCCAGGGGTTAAAACTTGCATTAAATGCTGCACCTGGGGTCCATGTCCCTCCATAAATTCTCAAAGGACGGGAAAGAAATTGCTGAAGTGTCGCCATATCCGA